GCCTAAGTCGGTGGGTTATTACGAGTACAGCGCGCACGATGGCTGCGACATCTGGGATCGATCAGCTTGGGCGATGGCCAACCCGTCTTTAGGTTACTTAATTACCGAGGCCGCGATCGAGGAGATAGTCGCTACATCCGATTACAGCGCGGTAATGACTGAGAACTTATGCAAGTGGGTAGGCACAGACTTATCACCGTGGACACCTGGCAGCTGGGAGGAGTGTGCCGATCCTGATCTAATTATCAGCCCTGGCATGTATTCGATGTTTGCCTTTGATCTTGAGCCACACGCAAAACGCCATGCAGCTTTAATGGCAGGGGCTATCTTGCCCGATGGCCGCATAGGTATCAGCCTGGTTAAGACATGGGAATCGGATCGTGCAATTGATGAGCTAAAGATTGCCGTAGATATTAAAGGCTATTGCGATGAGTGGATGCCTAAGCAAGTTCTATTTGATAAATACACCGGGCAGGCTATTGCCGACCGTTTACAGGTATCAGGCATAAAGGTAGAGGATTGCTCAGGATCGCAGTTCTATACAGCTTGTTCGACTTTCAAAGATTACATAGACAATAAGCGCGTAGTTCACGGTAATCAAGAATTTCTAAACGAGTCCATGGATAACGTAGCTGCGAAAAGTAACGATCAAGCCTGGCGCATTATCCGCAAACGATCCAGCGGCAGCGTAGCCGCGCCGATCAGCGCAGCCATGCTTGTAATGCATCTATCTAAGCCAATGCAGGAAGCCAAGATATACGCCTAGCGACACGCCGAACACAATCGGTAATATGCTTGACAATTTGAGAAAATCGCCCTTATGGGATTACTGCAAACTATCGGCCTACGTAGCAAGGATAAAGTGCAAGTAGATGCACAGCTAGCCCCTGCGATTATGTCCGATCGTTTCGGTAGCGGCGTCAATAGCTACGGCGGCTTGTTTAACAATGGTTACGGCGCAGGCATTATTGATCGCGGAACTGCACTTCAGGTAGCCACAGTTAGTAGATGCAGAAATTTAATTTGCGGCGTAATTAGTTATTTGCCTTTAGAACTTTATAAAAAATCTACTGGCGAAGAATTAGAAAGCCCAATATGGCTTGAGCAGCCCGACATACGACAGCCTCGAGCAGTTACTCTTGCTTATACGGTTGATAGTTTAATTTTTTACGGCGTTGCATATTGGCGCGTTACATCTTTATACGCAGACGACGGCCGCCCATCAGGTTTTGAGTGGGTTGCAAATACTCGCATTACAGTTTCAACCGATTCAAATGGTTATGAAGTTTCTTATTATTTAGTTGATGGCAACCGAGTACCAATGTCCGGTATTGGTTCACTTGTTACTTTTCAATCATTGTTACCAGGTGTATTAGAAACTGGTGGCCGCACAATTCAAGCGGCTATCGATATACAAAAAGCAAGTGCAGTAAGCGCAGCCACGCCGATGGCAACTTCTGTGATTCGAAATAACGGTGCTGATTTACCTGAAGCACAAATTCAAGGAATTTTAGCAAGTTGGAAATCAGCTCGAGCTAACAGATCAACAGCTTATTTGACCAGCCAATTAGAAGTGCAAAATATTGGCTTTAGTCCTAAAGACATGATGTATAACGAAGCATCACAATATTTAAGCACTGAAATTGCTCGCTTAATGAACGTGCCAGCATTTATGGTAAGTAGCGATATGAACAACAGCATGACTTATCAAAACGTCTTAGATTCTCGTAAAGAGTATGTCGCGTACACACTGCAGCCTTACATTTGTGCAATAGAGGAAAGACTTAGCATGGATGACATTACTCGGCGCGGCAACATAGTTAAATTTGCCGTTGATGAAACTTTCTTACGTGCAGACACTATGGCTCGTTTAGATGCTATAGAAAAAATGCTTTCACTTGGCTTAATTGATGTTGAGCAAGCACGCGAGATGGAACAGATGAGCCCATACGGATTAGGAGATGAAGATGCAATTAACCTTTAGTGGATCTATTGAAGCAATAGATAATGGTGATCGCCGAATTATTGCCGGCAAGATTGCGCCATACGGCGAAATCGGAAATACAAGTGCAGGCAAAGTAATGTTTGCGCCCGGCAGCATTACCGCAGCTGAAATATCTAAAGTTAAATTGCTTATGTCTCACGATAATTCGCAAGTTATTGGCCGCATGCAATCCATGACATCAGACGAATCAGGTCTTTACGCAAGTTTTAAAATTAGTGCAAGCACAAAGGGTAACGATGCAATTTTGCTCGCCCAGGAACAATTAATGGATGGCTTATCCGTTGGTGTTGAAGTAATCGCATCTAAGCCTGAAAAAGATTATCTCCTGGTCACTTCAGCTTCTTTGCGCGAGGTCAGTTTAGTCGAGACCCCGGCATTTGTAGGAGCTGGAGTGCAAAAAATTGCTGCTAGCGAAAGCGACACAGTAGAACAACCAAACCAACCAATCGAAACAGAAAGCGAGGCGACTGTGACCACAGCCCCCGAAACTCCTAATGAGGATAAGACTGAGGAAGCAGCTGCACCGACAGTAGAAGCAGCTCGCCCAATCATCCGACCTTCTGCATTAAATAGTCAAAGTGTCCGTTCACCAATTACAACAGGTGGCGCATACCTAGAGCACACAATCAAGGCATCATTAGGTAACGATGACTCACGCCTTTACGTCAAAGCAGCCGATGACAGCTTTACAACAAACCCAGCATTTTCACCAGTATCTTATGTACGCGACGTAGCAACTAATACAAATGCGATGCGCCCAGTTATTGATGCTTGCGGTGGTACACGTGCGCTTTCTAGCTACGGCATGACAGTGTCAATCCCTAAAATCACTGCTAACTCAACTGCGGCAACTGTTGCAGAAGGTGGCGATCCAACAGGAACTACAGCAATTACTTCAGCTTATGTAAATGCAACTGTAATTAAAAAAATGGGCTTCCAACGATACAGCGTTGAGCTCCTCGACCGGTCAGATCCGAGCTTTTATGAAATTATGCTCGCAAATTTACGGGATGCGTATGCTCAAGCAACTGATCAGTATGTAATTGCACAAATTACTGCTGGCGGTACACAGGCAACAGCAACAGCTGCAGATTCAGCAGGAATTATTTCCTTCGTATCTACAGAATCACCTGCCGTTTACAACGCAACTAAGCGAACAGCAACAGCGTTTGTATCAGGTACATCCATCTGGAGCACATTACTTTCTGCAACAGATACAACTGGCCGACCAATTTACAATGCTCAGCCAATGCAGATGAACCCAGGCGGTACTGTAAATCCAACTTCGATTCGCGGTAACGTGCTTGGTCTTGATTACTACACAGATGCAAATATGGTTGCAACTTCAATCGATGAATCCGCATTTATTATCGAGCCACGTTCAATTGAAATTTTTGAATCTCCTGTACTTACATTGGGAACAAATGTTCCAACTACTGGAGAAATTGAAATTTCACTTTATGGTTATATTGCAGCGCAGGCCGTATTTGCAGGTGGCCTACGTCGCTTTAATTTGACCTAATTCATAACCCTAATAGTCGGTAGGGCATTAGCCCTTTGCCCTACCGACCCCTACTAAGTAAGGAGTACCGATGCCAGCTAGTTACGTTACCGTAGCCGAGCTACGTGCCAATTTAGGTATCGGTACTCTTTACTCAGATAGTACGGTCGAAGAGTGCTGCCAAGCTGCGCAAGATCAAATTAACAGTTTCCTTTGGTTTGATTCTGCGCCAGTCGTGGGGACTGCATTGGCAAGTAACGTTGCGACTGTAATGTTGGCCAACCCCGGCATATTTACTGTTGGAGAATCCGTAACTATTGCTGGGGCTGGTTCAACATTTAACGGCACTTATACAATTACAGGCACTTTCCCTTACGGAACTAGCACTACAAACACCGTGCCTGCTTTTAATTTACAACTAAATTATTATTCGTTTTCGCAAGGTTTTAGTTATATTCAATACGCTAAGACTGCAGCTAATCAAAATTTCCGCCGTGTACTGCCTTATGGCACTGCAACTGGCGAGGATACAAAGACAGCTACATACGTTAATACAGCAAGCGTTAGACAAGCGGCGATGATCTTGGCCGTAGATATATGGCAAGCACGTCAGGTATCTCAGACAGGCGGCGTAGGACTTGATGGCTTTAGCCCATCGCCTTACCGCATGGGTAACAGCATGATAGGCAAGATACGCGGCCTACTAGCCCCGTACCAGACTCCGAATAGCATGGTGGGGTAAATGCCTACCGCTGCAATTACCACGCTGCGTAGCACCATCGCAACGGCTTTAACCAATAACGGCGTATGGTCTGTGTTTGCCTACCCACCAGCGACAATACTCGCAAACAGCTGCGTGGTAATTCCGGCAGACCCATATCTCACACCCAGCAATAACAGCCAGATAACTATTTCACCGCTGGCTAATTTTAAGATTTTGCTAACCGTGCCAATGTTTGACAACCAGGGCAACCTGCAGGGCATTGAGGATTTTATCGTTGCGGCTTATACAAAACTAGCTGCATCTAATCTTGTATTTAATATAACTAGCGTTAGCGCGCCCGGCGTATTAAATGCAGATAGCGGCGATCTATTAACAGCCGAATTTAATATAACCATACTAACGAGCTGGAGTTAAACCATGAGTAACGAATCCGATCTAGCT